TCTCCATATTAAATGTCATGTATTTAAACACAACACTATTATATAAGCCTTAAACGCGGTTGTCAAGAGCAAGAGTGGTTAAATATGCATATAATGAATGATTTTACTCTAATACCTTTCCAAAATATAGTCAAGTTTGGACAGTTTACCATGCTAGATTATCCACTTTTTAACGTAAGTTGGATACTGGGAAGGTTCTGTAACTATAAGTGTTCCTACTGCTGGCCATATGCAAACACGGACAAACCGGATCACCAAGAGTTTGAAATATATACGAGAACTATAGACAGCATTAAGAGCCAGGCTAGACAGAATGGATTTGACAGATTTCATTTTTCATTCAGTGGCGGTGAGCCAACTGCTTACAAGCGACTGTTGGATTTGATAGAATACTATGCGGAGGATAACAGTCCTTATCAAAGCATACACATGACTACAAATCTATCACCAAATGAAACTTGGTGGTTGAGATACATTGATAAGACAAGGCAGTTAAGCCACAAGAGTCTCACGGCGAGTTATCATGCGGAGCATGCGGATGAAACTGAATTTGGTGACAAGTGCCTATTCCTTATGGAGAACAATATAAATGTTACTGTGAATCAGGTAATGGTGCCCGCACTGTTTGATGAATACTATGAGAGATGCCAGCGATTGTGGGACAGGGGAATTAACGTTACCCTAAAACCTCAGAGCAATGAAACTGCAAGTAAGATAGTTGATGGCTATACCGCAGAACAGATAGAAAAATTAATGGCACAGTTTCCAAACAGATATATTGATGGCAAGCAGTTGATGCAGGTGAGGCTGGAAGACTCTAAAGGAAATGAATACGGAATTGATCAAGCGGAAAGAATGAATGCATTTGGTTTCAACAAGTTTAAGGGTTGGACCTGTAATGCAGGTTATCAGAGTTGTGTGATAAGAGGTAACGAAGTCAAGCGAGCATACAGTTGTTCAGAACAACCAATAGGAACACTCACAGAAGGATTTAGTTTGTTTGACACTCCTAAACCATGTGTGACAGAAACCTGTGTTAGTTCTGCAGACTCCAAGATACCAAAGGCCAAAGGTCAAGCATGAAGATTGATATACAAGATATAAAGTTTTGGATGGACGCTATTCGTAACAGCGATGACAGAAGCCGTACCTTAGAAAGTTTTTGGGGAGGACAACTTCAAAGCAAAACGTGGCTGGTTGAAACTTTAGAAAAGACTAACAAGTTAACCAATGCTAAGATTGTAATACATGGTGGATGGAATGGTGTCCTAGCCAGCATGCTGTTTAACAGCGATATAGGAATAAGCAAGATTACTTCTGTGGATATAGATCCTGCATGCGAGGAAACGGCAAGAACCATAAACAAACGACAGGAAATGGAAGGTAGATTTAGGGCAGTTACAGCGGACATGTGCGAATATGAGTATGACGAGCATCCTGACATAATTATAAACACCAGTTGTGAACATATCACACAAACGCAATATATAAAGTGGTTGAAAAAAATACCGAAAGACTGTAAAATAGTATTGCAGAGTAATGATTACTTTGAATTGGAAGAACACATAAACTGTTCTAAAAATATTTCACAGTTTGCAAAACAAAGCAAACTAAATGTTATGAAGAAAGATAAATTAGAGTTGCCAAAGTATACTAGATTTATGATAATAGGACACAAGGAATGATGGATCCATATCACATAATAGCACAATACGGGGATCACAGCCAAATGGATGTTTTTGTGGAACCGGAAAAAATTGTTGATTATACGGAAAACAATTTTGAATACGTGAGATACAATCCACGCAAGGACATAAACAGATGGGGACTTAGCGTTACCAGCCTCGACGGCGGACTTAGTGGCATACCCGATTTGGATAGTTTACTAGAATACAACAAGGAAAACGGAACAGCATACGGTGAAAGAGACTTTAAGACTTTTACTGATGTGTATAACAACAGCCCGGAAATACAAGAAATAATTGAACCGTGGAAGGATCACATATTTAGAACTCACTTCTTAAAGTTTGGTCCGGGTGGATTCTTTCCTCCACACAGAGATCCCAACTATCATACATTTGTGTCTGACAGTTTTAGATTGATAATGCCACTTAAGAATGTTAATCCTCCCTACTTTAACTTTGTGCTTGAAGATAAACTGTTGCATTGGCAGCCAGGAAGAATGTATTATCTTAACACCAACAAGATGCACTATCTATTCAACTCCAGCATACATGACAGTTATTGGCTGGTGCTAAATGTTGATTTGAATGAACACACCATAAGAGAAACGCTGAAGAGGTTCCTACAAAAATAATGTATTCACTAGCAGACATAAAATCAATACATCTTGAGGTTACATCAAAGTGCCAGGCAAGATGCCCAATGTGTCCAAGGCGATTGGCGGGTGGTCCTCTGCTTGATAGTCTGTATCTTGAAGAAATTACATTGGAGCGTTTTAAGGAATGGTTCAAGCCAGAATTCATAGCACAACTAAATCATCTAAACATGTGCGGTAACTTGGGCGATCCACTGTTGGCAAAGGATACCGTAGAAATATTCCGCTACTGCAGGGAACACAACGAACACATGACCCTACAGATGCATACGAATGGTAGTGGTAGAAAAAAGGAATGGTGGGAAAGCCTTGCTGAAACAAGGGTAAAGGTTGTGTTTGGCATAGATGGGTTGGAAGATACTCATGCATTGTATAGAATCAATACCGATTGGAACAGAGTAATTAATAACGCACTTGCATTCATAGGTGCGGGTGGAGATGCTCGCTGGGACATGCTGGTGTTTGCACACAATGAACATCAGGTAGATGACTGCGAAAGAATGAGCAAACAGTTAGGCTTCAAGGGATTCTCAATCAAGCACACAACAAGATTCAAGGATGGCAAGTTTGAAGTGTTGGATGATAACTACAACATTATTAATACACTGTATCCATCACAGAAGAGCAAACAGATGATTGAACCCGCACTGGCAGCACAGGAAGAAGTAATGCCCGTAATTAGTTGCAAGGCACAGAAGGATAGCCAACTGTATGTGAGTGCTAACGGAAACGTCAGTCCTTGCTGTTGGTTGGATTTGGATTGGGTTCCACAATACAGTGGCAGCAGAATAGACTACATGATTAAGATTAAGAACGTGCCAAACCTAAACAAGGAATCATTTGAGGAAATATTTGCCAGCGGACACTTTGATAAAATTAGTTCATGCTGGAGCAAGGATGGACTCAAGGAATGCTCCAAGCAGTGCGGAACATTTGACAAACTAAACGCACAGTATGAAAAGAAGGCTTACGCATGACACGAAGTAAAACATTCTGTGCCCTACCATGGATACACCTAGCAACACGACCCAACGGTGACGTAAGGGTATGCTGCACGGCAAATGCAAGTGGTGCTGACGTTGATGACAAGACTGCGGGCCTTGTTAAAAAGGATGGCATTGCCATGAACATGCGAAACCATACCATAGAAGAAGTATGGAACAGCGAACACATGCGAGCAACACGATTAAAAATGCTCAACGGCGAAATACCCAACAGTTGTAGAAAGTGTTTTGCGGAAGAGGAAAAGGGCATAGTAAGCAAGCGAAGATGGGAAACGGAAGTTTGGGACTCTAGGCTCGACATTGATGATATTGTAAGCAAGACTGACGAACAGGGAAACCTACCGGTTAATATTCCCTACTTTGATTTGAGACTGGGCAATGTGTGTAACCTTAAGTGCGTGATGTGTTCTCCACACGATTCAAGCAGTTGGATCAAGGAGTGGAAACTAAACATGCCCGAATACAAGAATAAGGATCTAATCAAGGATCAGAGTTGGGACAGTGACTTTGATTATACTTGGTATAAGAAAGGTTCATTCATAGAGTCCATGAAGTCTCAGGCACAGCACATCAAGGAACTATACTTTGCTGGCGGCGAGCCTCTCATGATACCCGAACACTATAACATCCTACAGTTCATGGTTGATGAAGGACATGCCCAAAACTGTTGCGTAAGATACAATTCAAACGGAACGGACATTCCTGAAAAACTATTGGAACTGTGGAAACACTTCCGTGAAGTTACATTTAACTTTAGCATAGATGCCTATGGCGACAAGAATGATTATATTAGATATCCCAGCAAGTGGAGCACGATAGAAAAAAATATTAAGATGCTGGACAGCACACTGCCACGCATTAGAATAAACATAGCCGCAGCGGCACAGTTATTAAACATTGCCTACATAGATGAACTGGCGCAGTGGAAGCAGGATCAAAACTTTACAAAAGTAAATCTGCCTCCATTTGGTGGCGGCATGATAAGCACACACCTAGTTTATCTACCCAACTATCTAAATGTGAGGGTGCTGCCCAAGGAACTAAAGGAATTTGCAAAGAAAAGAATCATGGGCTTTGTGGATAGGCAGAAGTTTAATAGAGAATTCAATAACAGTCCTATGGGCAAAATGAGATGGCTGGGAGTTATTGACTACATGATGGCAGAGGACTGGAGTGAAAAACTGCCAATGGTTAAGGATTACTTGCGAGTATTGGACAAGAATAGGGGAACGGATTTTAGAAAAACCTTTCCCGAACTAGGAGAAATATTATGAAAAAGGTAGCATTAGTAATAGGGGGCGAACCACGCTTCGTAGAAAAATCTTTCAGACAAAACATAATGTTCTGGAATTGGTTAAATGAAAATTATATCGTGGATGTTCATGTTCATTCATGGAATCACAAACTTGAATGGAATAAAAAGGATCATGATGAATTGAGATACACAGGGGAAAGAACTGGCGAAAGTTATTACCCAAGAGGAATGACAACTAAATTAATAAAAAACATAGATGCAAAAACAATTGAAAAAGAATTTGCAGTTTATAATCCTAAAACATTGATAGTTGAAGAATATGATGCTAAAAAATTCACCATTGAAGAGTTTCCGTTTGGGCAGTATGTAAGTAGAGCCAATGCATATACACAGGCTCTTAATACAGACACTTATGATTATGTTTGGCTTACACGATCGGATTGTGTTTATGATAGTGATCATCCGGCCATGTTTACACCCTTAGAAGATATCGGTAATAAGATATTATGTGATCAAACCAGAATTTCGGAAGCAGGTTATTTTACAACACAGGATTGGTTTTATGCTGGTAAGACAGAATTGTTTAATAATTTAAAATTATTTGCTGATGACTTTGAAAGTTATTTTGATAATAATATCGAAAGCAAGGAATGGTATAAAAAATTAATTGACGAAGGTAATCTAAGAAACAGCCATATCTGGCAGGGCTTATTAACAAATGATCTGGGAGAGAATGCGTTCATCGAAACGGCACAGAAATGGAAACTTTTATACGATGAATAAACCTCTGCTAATATTTGACTTCGATGGAACTCTTGCTGATTGCAAGGAATTACACCAAAATGCATTTAGAAAGGCAGCAGAAGAAGTATGTCCTGGAATCGAATATACCAACGAAGAACTTGAAGCATTACCAACCAAAGAAAAAATTAAAATGCTATTGGCAAAAGGATATGTGTTTGATGCCGACAAATTGTATGAAATTAAACAGCATTTAACTATGGCAAATATTTACAAATACATAGGTCCCGACCAACAGTTATTAAGACAGTTAAATGATTTAAAACAAAATTATATTATGTGTGTAAATTCAAACGCAACAAGAAATTTTGTGGATAAGTGTTTATCAATAATGAAACTTAATTGTTTTGATCTTGTATGCACAGCGACAGAATTTCCAGCAAAGCCTGATACATTTATGTACAAACACACTATGAAATGGAGTGGGGTTAAAACACAGGATACAACAATATTTGAGGACAGTATAGTTGGAATAAATGCTGCTAGGAACACAGGAGCGAATGTAGTTGAGGTAAGGAATGTTTCACACCTCAAGGAGTTATTAAGTGAATATTAAATTAATCATGCCCATGGCAGGCAGTGGAGAAAGATTTAAGAATAGCAGATATTATAAGGGAGTGTCGAAACCCTTGATAGAAGTAGATGGTGTTCCGATGTTTCAGTTTGCTGAACAGAACATAGGCATTGATTTTGATGAAAGAATTTTTATAGTCAGGAAACAAGATAATATTAAGGATTATATTAAAAACATTTATCCTGAAGCAAAAATTATTGAACTAGACGAAAAAACTGAAGGTACTGCTTGCACAATATTAACAGCAAAAGAATATTTTCAGGATGGCTGTTCAATATTTATAGCCAACTGTGATCAATATGTTGACTGGAATAGTAAGGAGTTCTTAAATCTAATTAAGGAAGAAAATGTAGATGGAGCAATAGCAACATTTCATGAATTAGAAAGAAGCATAAAATGGAGTTATGCTCTTACTAATGAAGAAGGGCTAGTTACAAAGGTTGCTGAAAAAGATCCTATATCTGATCTTGCAACGGTAGGGTATTATTATTTTAAAGATGGGAGAGATTTTATTAAAGCAGCAGAAGCAATGATCAATGCTGATGATAGAGTTAATAATGAATTTTATACCTGTCCGGTTTTTAATTATTATATTCCAATGAATAAACGTGTAAAGACGTTTAATGTAGAAAAAATGATTGGCATTGGAACTCCTGAAGATTTAGATTTATATAATTCAAACAAACTAAAGGAATCAGCCAAAGAAATATCAATCACGGATAACATTAATTTTCCCATGTTTGACGGTGATATAGCCTGTTGTGTAAGCGGCGGCGCCGATAGTGCGTTGATGCTTTATAATATACTAATGAATAATAAACATCATACACATGTCTTTACGTATGCTAATAATACTCTACTCCTAAAGAACGTAGTTGCATCAACCAGCGTGGTAAACAGGTGTGTAGAGATTACAGGAAATCATAGAGTGAGCCATCACATAATACATAATAATGGTGATAAGGCTGATGGAGTTGATCCTTTGTTGGACATGACAGAACCATATGGAAAAAAATTAAATGTAAAGATTTTGTATCTAGGAGTAACAAATAATCCGCCCAAGGAAGTAGTCAACAGTTTTAAGTATCCTGATTGGAAGGATGCTAATAGAGATGAGGGATCGCAGAAATTAGAAATACACAAGGGAGACAACTTTGATATAATTGTTACACCTTGGATAAATTTGAATAAGAAACAATTAGCACAGGCATACATCAAACAAGATTTGATGGAAAACCTATTTCCAATCACATACAGTTGTGAATGGTATCCGAGAGATGGGAATGATCCTGGCATGGAACACTGCGGCGAGTGTTGGTGGTGTGAAGAAAGGCAGTGGGGATTTGGTAGATTGAAATGACACACATAGAACAGATACTTAAAGGATTTGAACAGAGATTTGATGATGTGAAAAAAACATATCACATGCTTAC